CGCAAAATCCAAGACCTACAAGACAAGCTCGACGAGATGGAACGCAAAGAAAAGCTTCCAAAACCAAGAGCAGTCTAAGCAAAAAAGGCCGGGGCGAAAGCCCCGGCCTCCTTACTCACTCCTTGCGGGGTGTTCCCCCTTCCGGGGGAGAGCTCTTCGGAGCTCCGTCCGACTTACCAGTCGGCCCCGCTTGCGAGGGGGTGTGACGAGCCACGAGCAACTGAGCTTGCTCGATTCGACGACGCTCCTTCGCACCAATCCGTTCAACAACACGACGCCAACCGTCTTCCGACGAGATCTCGGCATAACGACCAGGGTCGTTGCCGAGCTCAAGACGAATCTCAGGCGGCAACTTCAAGAATTCCTCCGCCGCTCGCTCCAAAGCTGCATGAGCATCTGCATACGTCGCGAACCCAACATCCGATCCAAACTCGACAGGAGCCATAGAAGAACGGCTAATGAGACCAGTCTGGCGATACTTCGCCAGAACATGACGGATCTCCGTCCGCACAACATCGGACTGCACCGTCATCGACGGCTTATCGTTCACCGTCTGAACTCGCGGCCTACGCCGCTCCGTCGAATACTCTTTCACTAGAACCGTCCTCGGGCATAGCCCTGCGACATGTTGAGAAGAAGCGGCATCAGCAATTGAACCGCCTTGCCGCCACCACCGACTTGCTCGAAAAGCTGCGCGATCGCCTTCCGCTCAGGAATCGAGAACCGAGCCAACTCGGCTTCCGAAATAGACCGCGCCGAACTCGCAACGTTGCTATTGAACTCCGCATCCAACAACGCCTTTAGAGCACCCCGCGGCGCGCCGACACCATCGAAGTAATAATCCCACTTCGCATTGGCCATCTCTGCATCTACCTGTTTCACGGCGGAATCCGCTCGAGCTCCCTGAGCCTCAGCAGACGTCTTCAGAATCTGAGCGTCCAACAGCTCGAGCTGCTTACGCATACCCGCCGCCTGAACCGCACTCGACACAGCGCCACCAACAGGATTATCAAACTGCGCTGTCGGGGCTGAAGGCATAGCCGCACCACCATGAGAGAACGCCACAGCCGGATTAACCCCAGCCAGCCTCATGTCAACCATCTGCCGCTGCCAAGCACTACCAGCCATACGCTCGGAGAACTGCCGAGCTCTCCTCGACTCCGTACCACCGAGCCAATTCGAGTACACACCGCCGAGCAACTGGCCGCCTCCGGCGATTATCGCCGACGTCGTAATCGGGTCTAGCACTAGAACCTCGGTGGCGCCAACGACGGCACCGGACGAACAGGCAGCACTCTAGCCACCCGGTAATCGAAACGACCGTCAATCACAAAATCCGGCTCCGTATCCACTGTCGTAATACGAGACATCGGAGTCGCATCCTCGATGAACGTCTGGTTCAACCCGGGCGACGCCGCAAAATCCTCCGCCAAATGCCAGTAATCCAAAGAACCGGCCGCATCGGACGCAAACTTACCCGTAACCAACGACCGGGCATAGCGATACTCCGCGTACCGCTCTTGATAACCAAAAACCTCATCGTCCGTCGCATCATCCTCGACGAACAACTCCCTCTTATAAATCGGCTGTTCACCCAAATTCACCAGATCCGGAACCAAGAAATCGTAAAACGTCGACCGCGACCACATCCTATCCAGCCCCTGCTGATACGACAACTGACCACGGGCTCTCAAAATACCGAATACATACCCGTGCTCCACAAACGACTTCGCCCACGACGCACGCAACATACCAACTCCTACTCCTGACAACTGTCCCTGGTCCTCCGTCGCCGTCGCCGACGTGTTCGCAACCGGCGAGACATTCACGAACCCGCGACCTCCACCAAGGTACTCCGGTCGCTGCGTACGATAATCTGGAACATCTACACCGAACATCGCACGAATAATCTCTGGATGACGCGTACCGGCTCGCGCCTGCCGCTCCAGCAGACGCTGGATCGCCTCAGCCTCACGCAACGCATTGATGGAAATCGGTGTCGCCGACGCCAGGTCAGCGTACAACGACTCCGTGATCGCACCCGCCTGCGTACTAACCTCGATCTTATTCGTATCATTCGCCAATTCATAATAACCAGCCGTCGCAGGCGTCGAATACACCGTCAACGTTTCCGACCCACGCGCCGCGTCCGACGCAATCCTAGCCGTCGCACCCAACGAAATCGTAACCGGATCACCTTTCTGTAAGTAAGGCAACGCCGAGGTGAAGTAATCATGCTTCTTCGCCGACTTCAACAACACATTCGACGCGCCATCATCCGGACCATCATCCACATCCTCGGTCACCTTCGAAATCAGATTTTGGTCCCGATACCACTCATTATAGATCAACCGGTAACCGCGCAGCGGCAACGCAGACACCTCCGTCACATCAAAATCCAGCCCAATCGGCACACCCATGTACTGCATCGGCGTACCAAGGTCCGCGCCGCCACTACGAATCACCGGAATCGTGTAATCAACTGACTGCGCTCCCGCCGAATCAGACGCACCCAGAAACTCCTCCCAGTGCGTCCACACCAACCGATTCGGGACGAAAAAGAAGTCGATCCCTACCTCAATGTCATCCATGATCGGAGCGTCCAACGGCGAAAAAATCCTCACTATCGCATCCAGTTTGCACGTCTGCGTATCGCCGGGCACGACCTCACGGACCAAATACGGCACCAATACCGACGCATCGAACGTCGTCTTATGCGAATGCGTCAAATCGAACTGAGAGCGCCCCATGCGCGCCTCAGGCGCCCGATACCTCGAGCTCCCAGAAGGCCGCGCCACATTCACTCGACTAGGCATCGTGCGTACCCTCTAGGAGCTGGGGGCCCCGAGCCACAAACGTGATCGCCACTCCCAGCGAATGGGGCGTATCCAACCCAGAGATCCTGCCCGTCTCACCATCAAAATCGCCAAGATGGAAAAGCGTGTAGTCCTCAGGGAAACGCGCGAACTGATGACCATCCTTATTGACCAACGACCGGAACATCCGACACGCCACTTCAATCGTCTCAGCGAAGAAAGGCTCCAAGTAACGCCTCGCTGCCGAGTCATACACCGTGAACACATTCATACAGCATGCCTCCCTTGAAAAAGGTCAACCTTCGCCTCGTGAACCTTCTCCTTCGACTCCAGCTGCTTCGCACTCAACTCCACCAACTCCTCGTACCGCTTCTCGCGTACCTCCATCATCACGCGAGGATGGTTCTCATCCATCCACTTATCATAATAACGAGGAGGCCTCAACTCCTTACCGTCCATGACCACAAAGTCACGGGGGTAGACATCACGCCAATTCCGCTCAATCCACGCTCGCCCAATAGCCGGACGACGCGACATAACACCATATTCCCGTCTAAGCTGCACAAGCTCACCCGTACTCGGGTCAACCCGTGTATAGTGCTCCGGGACATCTCGCTGTCGCACCTTCTTCCGAACGTACGCGGCAACGTAACGAGCAGCGCCATAGGTCAAACCTGTGAACTCGCAAAGACCGAGCTTCCACCAACTCTCAAGCTGATCCGACCGGAATACAGGAGCATCGTGGCGAACATCGATAATATCGCGATCCATGAAAGGCACGCCATACAGAACCACATGATAATGTGGCCGAAACGTGCGCTCACCGTACTCACCACACAGGTAATAGGAAAGACGGGAGCCCCAATCAGCCCGCGCCCGCTTAAGAAACAACGTCGGGTCCCGAGGCTCCAACGACCCATACTCAGGAACCTTCTCCGGAGCATACGTCAACGTCACCATCCACGCCGGCGACCTCACGTCGCCTTCGTGCACCATACGAACAGCCCAGCTGCGGGCCTGATCCGAGCGGCAACCCAAGCAATGCCCGCACGGCACCGTTACCCGATCGAGAAGCTTCCGACCCGGAAAACTGGACTTCCGTCCAACCATAACTCTCGACGGGTGATAACACGCCACTACTGGGGCAAGGAGCTAAGCACCCCTTGCAACACCGCGAGGACCCATCCGCCCCACTGCACGCACTTCGTGAGAAACTTTCTCACAGGCGGATACCTCCACGCATGAAATAGGTATTCATCCGATTCCTCGGATGCTCCCTATTCACGCCATTCCGAAAATTCCGTCTCGAGCTGCCTCGAGACATCTTCGACCGACCCATAATCCCTCCAGGGACAAAGAAAAGGGCACTTCACGTGCCCTAACATAGCCAACCACAAACGGTTGTCAATGGGCACATAGAAGACAAGGAGAACTATGTGCCCCGAGCTCGCTCCGCTCGCAGAAAGCACCCGTGTTACACACAGGGATGCCGCGCTTCGCGCGAAAAACAGCGGCCTTCGGCCGCCCGGCCTTGCGGGCCGGAAACAACTCGCTATCGAGGAAAGCGAGAACCGCGATAACGCGGAAAACACGGCTAACGCCGAATGTAACAATACTGTAACAAAATGAAACATACGCGCACGCGCAATTGACAAACGCACGCACGCATGATAAATTAAGATATACAGAAACTCCTACCGGAGGTAACAATGGAAACGCCTTACAGCAACATGCTACTGCGCCAACTCTACGCTATACGCGACGACCTGTACCAAGCGCAAAAAGAAATGCAAGACAAGCTTGACTTCAACGAAGCACACCATATAATCCGCGATGCACTAACACGGGTCCACGAACTCATCGCGGACCACCAACCTTCCTAACGGAGAACACCATCATGGGAGCCAAAGAAATCCTGCAGATCATCAATAAGATGTCTGCAAGAAGGGACCGCCAGAAGGCGGCCCTAGAAATCACAGTGACCGAACTCGCTCACTGGGAAGCAGAGCTCGAGAAGCTCCGCAAGAAAGGCCTATAAACGGCAACGGGGCCGGCCCCACACGGGACCGGCCCCGAACCCGCCGGCAGCGGTCCTACGCGACCGGCGCAGGCGCCACAGGCGCCGCAGGGGGCACCGCCCCCTCATCCCCGAACTTCAGGCCGAGCGCTACGAGCTCCGGCCTCAGCGCCTCGAGCTTATCAGCATCGTGGGCGCAATCCAACCAACGAGCCACATCGTGGCCGAACACCTCGCGGACCTTCGAAGGCAGAGCCATAAACACCCTCTCCGCCTCCTTCGACTGAAACATCAGGTCCGCAAAATCCTTGAATTCCGACACATCACGGAACGCAAGCTCGACGCTCCCCATATGATCCATAACACCCGTCTGGCGATACTTCGCCAGAACATCCCGGATCTCCGTCCGCACCAAATCAGACCGCTCCGCCATCGAC